CTGAGCAAGACCTTTGATTGGTTTTTTTTGTTGCAACTCTTCAAACTTTGTCTGAGCAAGACCTTTGATTGGTTTTTTTTGTTGCAACTCTTTAAACTTTTTCTTTTTAGAAATTGTTTGCCCACCACCAAAGATAGCTTTCATCAGTTGAATATCGTCATATTCTTCAGCCATTACATCCTCTCTAAGAATAATTCTTCGTCTTCGGCTACGGGCTCTTCGACAACCACGTCTTCCTCAACCACAACTTCCTCTTCGCCCTGATTACCGGCGATGAACTCAAGGAAAGCTTCGTCTGCTGCAATCTCTGAGATGGTTGCTGCAAGCATAGCCAGGTCGCGGTCTGACTCCACAACGCTGAGATCAATCGCCATGTCAAGACCAGCGGCTGCTGCGGCTTCATTGATGCCCATGATAACGTCAACAAACTCAGCAGGAAAGACAGTCAGGTCCGCTGCAAATGTCGGATACAGTTCCATTCCCATCTTCGGAAGGATCTTGTTCACTTCATTGACCAGGCGATTAAGCGCATCAGCTGAGAAACTTCCCTGTGGGGCCGCTTCCTGAAGTGCATCGGTCATTAAAAGTTCGCTGTCTGCGCCAACCGCTTCAGCTTCAGCCACCAATTCCTGTGGTATAGACATGTTCTACTCCTGTGATAATTCTTCATGTTTAAATGTTTCATTGACGGCTTTGTTAAAGTCGCCGGTTTTCTTCATATTGTCATCAAATCGAGAGACATCTTTAAGATGCTGCTTGTGTTCACTGTACACCGCATGTTGACTTTCGTCCAGTTCATGATCTGAAACGGGTCTCAGGCCCTTTTCCTTCATGAGCTTGTCACGATGAGAGAAGTTCTTGACATGACAGCCAAGACCACGGTCAAAATATCCGTTGGTGTCTCCCCATCTGCCCGGTGTTTTGGCCCATAAACTCACAAGTTGAGTCATAGGTGTGTCACAATTATCACAGTCAGGCACCTCATCGTCGCTGAAACTCTTGACATATTCGTCCGCATGTCCGCAAGCTTTGCATTTGTAGTCATATACAGGCATTTATTCCTCAATCAAAGTGTAAGTGAAGGTGTCCCATCCGTGCAGTTCTTTCTGTTTTTTGCACAATGACATGAAAAAGTCAAAGTCTTTTGCATTGGAAAACACCTGGCAACCGGCTGAATATTTGTCTACACGCTGCGTGGTCCCCTTATGGTAGGCTCGATGTATGTTAATCCCGAAGCGGCCTTCCATCACAGAGACAGGGTCCATGTCAATCGTGGTGTCTTTCGATGAGTCCCGGAAGACCTTGACCTTGCCACGCTGGACAAGAGCCTCGTACTTTCCTCTGTGATGACCGATCTTATAGCAGGAACGGTACTGTCCTGGACAAAGTATCGCAGTTCCTTCGACCCTCATCGGGTGCAGCAGCCAGTGTTTCCCCGGATCAGTGGTTATTCTGAAGCGGTCAACCTGCCACATTCCGTTTATCTTGTACACAACAGTCAGAGAGTCATCAAATGAGTCGGTTGATCCCTCCTTCTTCCTGCATCCGATGATATTCAGGTCATAATCTCCACCACCGAAGACGGCATGTCCCAGTTCTTCCAGTCTGTCCAGTATCTTAGGTCTTGGATTAAGCATTGTTCACCTATTGTGGGAGGAATTGGGCAATATCTTCCGGACTTGGCTGCATTGACATGCCTGAACTGGTCTGCTGTGCGCCTTCTGGCCCAGTTGCTGCTCCGGGTTGCGGGCTTTGCGGGGCAGATTCCAGATGCTCCAAGAATGAGTGCGGCATATCAAAGTATCGCACGATTTCTGCAAGTACTTTGTCTGGTGGCACGCCCATATTGATCAAAGTCGGCATAACCGCCATGAACTCCTGCTTCTTTATGGCTTCTGAGACCGGTGTTGCCCCTGTATCCTGCGCGTAAAAGGTAAAACTTCCGTCCATGTCGGTGTCATTCACCACCACAGGGTCACCATTCATCACAATCACGTCACCTTTGTCCTGAAGATACAGCTTCATCATCGAAATATAGACTTTAGCCACATTTTCAATCGTTGAATCACGCTCTCTCGCCAGTCTTCCGACCTCTGAGGAGGAGTATGCGGCCAATGCTGTGATCTCAGTGGCAGTTGCACGGGTGCTTTCTCCTCTGGTAAAGGGGGCAAGTACAGATCCTCGCTCGAAATCGTTCTGTACGTGCATGACATAGGTCTCAAGTTCGGGGGGAACTGGAGTGTGGGGCACTGCATGGATTGATCCGGCGAGTTGTTGGCCCGGATCAAGCTCAACTTCCACGAATTCACCGTCAACACCCTGTGCGAGTTTCGCCATCGCTTCCGCATCAAACACTCCTGACTCCACAATCCATTGACGGGCTGATCTTCGCACCATTGAAGCCTGATAACTGCGAATAATGTTGTGTTCCTGCACCTGATCGTACACTCGACGCAATGCAGAGTAACCCCTTAAGGGCATATCGGGCTGTCTTGAGTAATACAGAGGAACAATCGGAGCCATAGGAGCACCAGAAGAGTCCTTGAAAGGAATAGCATCATACTTCTTTTCTGTGATTTCCCCTTCTTCTCCTTCCGGGATTTTGATTCCGTTGTAAACAAGAGCATCTCCGTTCTTGTAGTCCGGAGACCAAATCATCAAATGATCATTCTCCAAATCATAGAACTCAACAATCTCAACATACTCAAACACCATGTCATCATTGGTATTCGACTCCCGATACCCCGTCTCTTCCAACTCAGTGCCCTGATCAAGGAACCTGAGAAGAGAATGCGTGGCAAACTTCTTATTGCCATACTTCTTCTTTGCTTCAGCCTTGGTTAAGAAATACCTGTGGCCAACAAACTTCTGATCATCCCATGATGTCGCATCAGTGTCCACAATCACGTCCCAAGGAGCCACTGCAGACACCGATATCCGCTTAAACGGGTCTGGATGTTCATTCGGGACAAGCTTCATGAAGGCACATGGGTAAATAAGCGCAAGTCTGGTCGCATCTTCCAGCTGATTACGGATGCCTGAAAGGTAAGTGTTCACAATTGTCTGCACTTTATCCGGCGAACCATTACCCCGAATGTCTCCTTTAACCACAACAGCAGGAGATCTGGCAAATAAAGAAGCAACATATCCTTCAATAAACTCATAAGCTCTGGATGTCTCTATAAGTATCTGCTCCGGACTGTTCGCCTTGTCCCAGTATCTACACATATAAGCAGCCCTGAGCCTTCTCAGTTCAGGTCGCTTATCGTTCCAGTGCCGCTTATGCTCCTCGTATAACGCTCGAACTTCGGCTAACTTCTTCATGTGTTGATCCTCCAAGGTATCGGCATCTCTTTAATCTTACCCGCTCTTGTCTGTTTTATTAGCATATCCATTCGGTTTCGTCTCGCCTGAGTCAGCATTCGCCTTGGTATGTCCCGAACACAACGATACGCCAAAGCCATAGACATGGCCAAGTCATCGTGCATTCCCCTTGGGGCCTCCGGTGTCACACGCAAAACAACCAATGATCTAAGTTCAGCCATTACCTGCATATCTAAACTGGTGATCATCTCGTTAATAATGTATTCTCTGAGCGTCTCGTAAGCATCAAGCTTGCTTTTCACCGAAGTGACCCAGTCCACGCCCTTATGTGAAAGCCATAAGTTGCGATAGCCCAGATGCCGAAGGCGATACAACACAACATGACCATGGTTGTTGCTCTCACACAAAACCTTAGCGTCATTGTACTTTTGCGCCACCTTAAGAACAACATCCGCAAACCCCGTAGGTGAAACCGCATTATCTCTGTAATGATATACAGGCTGCAGAGTACTCATTGAGACCACCGTTATCGTCGAATAATCCGACCCAACACCCGCAGCAACATCAACACCCATTGCATAAACATCAGTGCTAACAGGATCCTCATATATCCTGTCGCTGCCCTCAAAGTTGATCGCCTCGATTTTCATCAAATCACCAGCATCAAAATACGTCGAACTCGCAAAGAAGAAAGCATCATCCATGCAAGCCGGGTACTCCCTTCGGAACTTCTCCAGACCCAATGTCGCTATCTGCTGCCTTCTCCAGTAAACCTGAGCATTGTCTAAACCATACTTGCCCACCAACACCTTCTCATTCTCAGTTAACCTGAAGTGCTTAGGAGCCTGAAGACGATAACGCTCATGCTCCCACCACCAGAACGTCACCAACTTCCAACCATTCTCAGGCGCACCCTGAACAAGCCTGTGAAAAGCGTCTCCAGCCATATTACTGGTGGACTCAATAATAATCTGACCATCACCAACCGTTGCCGTCACCTGTGCAAGCAACTCCTCCGGGTCATCATAAAAAGCAAACTCCGAAAGATGCGCAGCAGTCAATGTGAAACTTCGAGTTCCACCCTTAGAACCAGCTGTATAAGAACACAAGGTTGCACCCGTGTCAGCAAACTCAAGTGTGGTGCTGTTGTTCAAAGATGACTCCCGATGCAACAACTTAGGCATTGAGTTCAACAAGGTGTTGTCCATCCTACGTAAATGCTTCGCACTTCGATCATGAAAGCTGATTACACCAAACTTCACCGGGTCTTTCGACTTGTACACCTGCCACAAAGCATAACCCCTAAGCATTGTCGATATACCAATCTGACGGGGCTTAAGAACAATCACACGCTTATGCCTTTGAACCTCCTTAAGAAGCCTCAGTTGCTCAAGGTTAGGCTCAAAACGTACACGCTTGGAACTCGCCTTGTCCGCAATCCACAACATCCTAATGAACTTCTCAGGGTCACCAAGGATCTTCTCCATTAACTCCCGTATGTCTTCAGGCATGTGCTTAAAGTTCATCAACACCTCCGCTCAACACCATAGCCGATTGTGAGGGGGTAAGAAAAATTAGGTCGCATTTTTAGGAGGGTCCCCCTTCGGGGGTCAAGCCCGCAA